AATATAACGGTGTGTCTGTCACGCTTTCTGAGCTGTCTGCGCTGCAGCGGTTTGATTATATAAAGTTTGTTTCAGACGCAGAACAACAGGAGACAACGAAGCATGATGTCGTGCACATTAACCAGCGATATCTGGAAACGGCATCCCTGCTTGTGGCGATGTCGCTATGGCATACCCATTCCCTCAAAGGCACTCTGGCCTCTCCGGAGACAGAGATGCAGCAGATCCGCCGTGAAGTGATGCTGGGATGGCCTGCTGATGCACTGAATCAGGCAACGAACCGGGTGCTTTATCTTTCAGGTATGCTGGATAACCGGCACGATGCCGATCCTGAACAAACCGGGAAAGCAGAAGCGACTGAGCCGGTAACATCAAAAAAGCATTCGAAGGCGAGCTGAACTTTGTCCTGAAACTGGCGCGAGAGATGGGGAGACCCGACTGGCGCGCCATGCTTGCCGGGATGACATCCACCGAATATGCCGACTGGCGACGTTTTTACTGCACGCATTATTTTCAGGATACCCAACTGGACGCTCATTTTTCCGGGCTGATGTACGCCGTACTCAGCCTGTTTTTTGGCGATCCGGATATGCATCCGGCGGATTTCAGTCTGCTTGCTCCAGCGTGTGAGGAAGAGCAGACGGAGATGCCGGACGAGGAAGAAATGCTGATGCAGAAAGCGACAGGAGTTGCCGGAGGCGTCCGGTTCGGAGGGGACGGAGGGCGCGATATTTCACCTTCTGCGGATGTGGTGGATGTCAGCGAGGATGATGTTGCATTAATGATGGCTTCAGCGGGGATTTCCGGAGGTGTGAGATATGTCCCAGCCAGCGGGTGATCTGGTTATTGATTTGAGTCTGGATGCGGCCCGGTTTGATGAACAGATGGCCCGGGTACGCCGTCATTTTTCCAGTCTGGAGGCGGATGCCAGAAAAACCGCCAGTACTGTTGAACAGGGGCTGAGCCGACAGGCGCTGGCTGCACAAAAAGCCGGGATATCAGTCGGACAGTATAAGGCTGCCATGCGCACACTGCCCGCACAGTTCACGGATATTGTCACTCAGCTTGCCGGTGGTCAGAATCCCTTCCTTATCATGCTGCAGCAGGGGGGGCAGATCAGCGATTCATTCGGTGGACCGCTCAGCCTGCTTACCCTGCTGAAGGAGGAACTTCTCGGGATCAGGGATGCCTCTGAATCATCAGAGGAGTCGCTGTCAGATACGGCAAATGCACTGGCTGAAAATGCCCGGAATGCCGGTGAGCTGGGACGATTTATGTCGGTGGCCCGTGTGGCGGCAGGTGGCGGGGTTGCCGTACTGGCCGCGCTTGCTGCCGCCGCCTGGCAGGCAGAGCAGGCTGACCGGGCCTTATTGCGTTCACTGATCCTGACCGGAGGGGCGGCTGCCACCACAACGGCAGAATTGTGGAAAATGGCCGGGGTGATCAGCGATGAAGCCGGTGGTGGTATCAGACAGGCGGCAGAAAATCTGGCCCGTCTGGCAGAAAGCGGGAAATATACCGCCGGGCAGCTACGGATCATGGGGGAAACCTCTCAGAGATGGCTGCAGACGGTGGGGGACGATGCCTGGAAGGTGGAAAAAGCCTTTGAAGGGATTGCAGCAGATCCGGTGAAGGCGCTGGCCTCCCTGAATCAGCAGTATAACTTCCTGAGCGTTTCCCAGTTACGCCATATTGATGAGCTTGAGCGCACGAAAGGTAAACAGGCTGCGGTGACGGAGGCGATGTCCCTGTTTGCGGATGTCATGAATGCACGTCTGGAGCAACTTGATAAAGCGGCCACGCCGGTGGAAAAAATCTGGGACGATGTTAAAACCTGGACTTCTGACGCATGGGCATGGATAGGTGATCATACACTGGGGGCACTCAGTCTGATCACTGACGTGGTGGCCGGAACCGTTGAACAGGTGAAGCTGCTGCTTGTGCAGGGGGATCTGGCGCTGGCTGAATTTATTCAGTCAGCCTGGGAAACGACAAAGAATGTGCCCGGCGTTGGTGCGTTGTTTGGTGAACTGGCAGAAGAGAACCGCGTATTTATTGAGAAAACAAAACGCGATGAACTGGCGCTGAGAAAATCCATTGCGGAACGGGATGCGCGTATACGCCAGGGGGAAATGGGGTACATCAACCGCTCGCGTGCAACAGGCGTCAGCAAAGGTCCTGGGCAGCAGGAAGCCGTCAGCCGTCTGGCTGAAGAGCTGACAGGTAAAAAGCATACATCACCGAAAACGCGCTCTGCCGGGGAGAGGGAAGAGGAGCAGGCAAGAGAGGCTCTGCTTGCCCTTGAAGCTGAGCTCAGGACGCTGGAAAAACACAGCGGTGCGAATGAGAAAATCAGCCGGCAGCGCCGTGATTTATGGAAGGCGGAAAGTCAGTATGCGGTCCTGAAAGAGGCTGCCACGAAACGGCAGTTATCTGAGCAGGAAAAATCCCTGCTGTCCCATGAGAAAGAAACGCTGGAGTACAAACGCCAGCTGGCTGAGCTGGGCGACAAGATTGAACACCAGAAACGGCTGAATGAGCTGGCACAGCAGGCGGCGCGGTTTGAACAGCAGCAGAGCGCGAAGCAGGCGGCAATCAGCGCAAAAGCCCGCGGACTCACCGACCGTCAGGCGCAGCGGGAGTCGGAAGAGCAGCGCCTTCGTGAGGTGTACGGTGATAATCCGGCTGCGCTGGCGAAGGCCACATCTGCACTGAAGAACACCTGGTCTGCGGAGGAGCAGCTTCGTGGAAGCTGGATGGCCGGGATGAAGTCCGGCTGGGGCGAGTGGGCGGAAAGTGCGACGGACAGTTTTTCGCAGGTTAAAAACGCGGCCACGCAGACCTTTGACGGTATTGCACAGAATATGGCAGCGATGCTGACCGGCAGCGAACAGAACTGGCGTGGTTTCACCCGTTCTGTGCTGTCCATGCTGACAGAGATTTTTCTGAAGCAGGCGATGGTGGGGATAGTCGGGAGTATCGGCAGCGCCATTGGCGGTGCTTTCGGTGGCGGCGCATCCGCGTCAGGCGGTACAGCCATTCAGGCTGCGGCGGCGAACTTCCATTTCGCGACCGGGGGATTTACGGGGACGGGGGGTAAATATGAACCTGCGGGGATTGTTCATCGCGGGGAGTTTGTCTTCACGAAGGAGGCGACCAGCCGGATTGGTGTCGGCAATCTGTACCGCCTGATGCGGGGCTATGCGGAAGGTGGTTATGTCGGCGGTGCCGGAAGTCCGGCGCAGATGCGGCGGGCGGAAGGCATTAATTTTAATCAGAACAATCACGTGGTGATTCAGAACGACGGCCCCAACGGGCGGGCAGGGCCGCAGCTGATGAAAGCGGTGTATGAGATGGCCCGCAAGGGGGCACAGGATGAACTCCGGCTGCAGTTGCGTGATGGCGGTATGTTATCAGGGAGCGGTGGATGAAAACCTTTCGCTGGAAAGTGAAGCCGGATATGGAGGTGAACTCGCAGCCATCGGTGCGTGAAGTGCGTTTTGGTGACGGGTACTCACAGCGTATGGCGGCAGGGCTGAATGCTGACCTGAAAACATACAGGGTGACGCTTTCCGTGACCCGGGAGGAGGCCCGACATCTGGAGGCATTCCTGGCAGAGCACGGTGGCTGGAAGGCGTTTCTGTGGACACCTCCTTATGCATACCGGCAGATAAAGGTGACCTGTGCCGGGTGGTCTGCACGGGTCGGGATGTTGCGCGTTGAGTTCAGCGCGGAGTTTAAGCAGGTGGTGAACTGATGCAGGATATTCGCGAAGAAAGTCTGAACGAGTCGGTTAAGTCAGAGCAGTCACCGCGGGTGGTACTCTGGGAAATCGACCTGACGGTACAGGGTGGTGAGCGGTATTTTTTCTGTAATGAGCTGAATGAAAAAGGGGAGCCGGTCACCTGGCAGGGGCGTAAGTATGAGGCATACCCGATTGACGGCAGCGGCTTTGAGATGAACGGCCGGGGCAGCAGTGCCAGACCGTCGCTGACGGTGTCCAATCTGTTCGGTCTGGTCACCGGGATGGCGGAAGACCTGCAGAGTCTGGTGGGGGCCACGGTGGTCCGCCGCCGGGTGTATGCCCGTTTTCTGGATGCGGTGAATTTCGTTGCGGGCAATCCGGAGGCGGACCCGGAGCAGGAGCTGAGTGACCGCTGGGTGGTGGAGCAGATGTCGCAGCTGACAGCCATGACGGCCTCGTTTGTGCTGGCTACACCGACCGAGACGGACGGGGCGCTGTTTCCCGGTCGCATCATGCTGGCGAACACCTGTATGTGGGATTACCGGGGAGATGAATGCGGGTATAACGGTCCTGCGGTGGCGGATGAGTTCGACAACCCCACCACGGATATCCGTAAGGACAGATGCAGCAAGTGCATGCGCGGGTGTGAACTGCGCAGGAATGTCGGCAATTTTGGCGGTTTCCTTTCCATTAATAAACTTTCGCAGTAAATCCCGGTTTATGACACAGACTGAATCAGCGATTCTGGCACATGCCCGGCGGTGTGCGCCTGCGGAGTCGTGCGGCTTCGTGATAAGCACGCCGGAGGGGGAGCGGTATATCCCTTGTGTGAATATTTCCGCAGAGCCGGAGGCGTATTTTCGTATCGCACCGGAAGACTGGCTGCGGGCAGAGATGCAGGGGGAGATTGTGGCACTGGTCCACAGTCATCCCGGTGGGCTGCCCTGGCTGAGCGAGGCTGACCGGCGGCTGCAGATAAAAAGCGCACTGCCCTGGTGGCTGGTCTGCCGGGGTGACATTCACAAATTCCGCTGTGTGCCACATCTGACAGGACGGCGCTTTGAGCACGGGGTGACGGACTGTTACACGCTGTTCCGGGATGCTTATCATCTGGCGGGGACTGAAATGCCGGATTTTCATCGCGAGGATGACTGGTGGCGCAACGGCCAGAACCTGTACCTGGACAATATGGCGGTCACCGGCTTTTACCGGGTGCCCCTGTCCTCTGCACAGGCGGGCGATATTCTGCTGTGCTGCTTTGGTGCTTCGGTACCGAACCATGCCGCCATTTACTGCGGCAACGGTGAGCTGCTTCACCATCTGCCTGAACAACTGAGTAAACGGGAGAGGTATTCCGAAAAATGGCAACGACGAACGCATTCTGTCTGGCGTCACCGCCACTGGCACGCATCTGCCTTCACGGGGATTTACAACGATTTGGCCGCCGCCTCAGCCTGTATGTGAACACGGCAGCGGAAGCCATCCGGGCGCTGTCGTTACAGGTGCCCGGATTCCGCCGTCAGATGAACGAAGGCTGGTACCAGATACGTATTGCCGGTGAGGACACGGCACCGGAGGCGGTGTATGCCCGCCTTCACGAACAGCTGGGTGAGGGAACGGTCATCCACATTGTGCCGCGACTGGCCGGTGCCGGAAAGGGCGGACTGCAGATTGTGCTGGGGGCGGCAGCCATCGTGGGCTCTTTCTTCACGGCCGGAGGCTCGATGGCGTTATGGGGTACAGCCCTGAGTGCCGGTGGTTTTTCTGCCACCACGATGCTGTTTTCACTGGGTGCCAGTATGATTCTGGGCGGTGTGGCCCAGATGCTGGCCCCGAAGGCAAAAACACCGGATTACCGCGCAACGGATAACGGTAAACAGAACACGTACTTTTCCTCACTGGACAACATGATTGCCCAGGGCAACCCGATGCCGGTGCCCTACGGTGAAATGCTGGTTGGTTCACGACGTATCTCTCAGGACATCAGCACCCGTGATGAAGGCGGGGGCGGAAAGGTGGTGGTTATTGGTCGACAGGGATAAAACATAAAAAAATCCCGCAGTGATCGCGGAGCTGCGGGGACAGACAAATGAAGATTAATGTTAAGGAGTTGTTTTGGTTACCCGGGCAAAAAAACACTAACGCAGCGAAATTATAAGCGCCACAGTCAGTGTGTGAAAATGTGAAGATATTCAGAAATTTTATTCCGTCATGACGCAGGCACCCGGTGAGGTGCCTGTTGTTTTTGTGAGTGAACAATTATCACGGTAAGAGGTGATGTAATGGGCAAAGGCGGCGGCAGGGCGCACACACCGCGTGAGGCGAAAGACAATCTCAAATCCACGCAGATGATGAGCGTGATTGATGCGATTGGTGAGGGACCGATAGAAGGCCCGGTGAAAGGCCTGCAGAGTATTCTGGTGAACAAAACCCCGCTGACGGACACGGACGGTAATCCCGTGATACACGGTGTGACGGCGGTCTGGCGCGCCGGGGAGCAGGAGCAGACACCACCGGAAGGCTTTGAGTCCTCCGGAGCTGAAACCGGACTGGGCGTGGAAGTGACGAAGGCAAAACCGGTGACGCGCACCATTACGTCCGCGAACATTGACCGCCTGCGGGTTACCTTCGGGGTGCAGTCACTGGTGCAGACCACGTCAAAGGGCGACCGTAATCCTTCCTCTGTCCGGATTCTGATTCAGTTACAGCGTAATGGCCGCTGGGTGACGGAAAAGGACGTCACCATTAACGGCAAGACCACCTCACAGTTCCTGGCCTCGGTGATTCTGGATAATCTGCCGCCCCGGCCCTTTAACATCCGGATGGTCAGGGAGACGGCGGACAGCACCACGGACCAGTTGCAGAACAGAACGCTCTGGTCATCGTACACTGAAATTATCGATGTGAAACAGTGCTACCCGAACACGGCCATTGTGGGGCTGCAGGTGGATGCGGAGCAGTTCGGCGGCCAGCAGATGACGGTGAACTACCATATCCGCGGTCGCATCATCCAGGTGCCGTCAAACTATGACCCGGAAAAACGCACGTACAGTGGTATCTGGGACGGCAGTCTGAAACCGGCATACAGCAACAACCCGGCCTGGTGTCTGTGGGACATGCTGACTCACCCGCGCTACGGCATGGGAAAACGTCTGGGGGCGGCGGATGTGGACAAGTGGGCGCTGTATGCCATCGGGCAGTACTGCGACCAGACGGTCCCGGATGGTTTCGGGGGCACAGAGCCGCGGATGACCTTTAATGCGTACCTGGCACAACAGCGTAAGGCGTGGGACGTTCTCAGTGATTTCTGCTCGGCGATGCGCTGTATGCCGGTATGGAACGGCCAGACGCTGACGTTCGTTCAGGACCGCCAGTCGGATGTGGTGTGGCCGTACACCAACAGCGATGTGGTGGTGGATGATAACGGCGTGGGGTTCCGCTACAGCTTCAGTGCCCTGAAGGACCGGCACACGGCGGTGGAGGTGAATTACACCGACCCGCAGAACGGCTGGCAGACCTCCACGGAACTGGTGGAAGACCCGGAAGCCATACTGCGCTACGGACGCAACCTGCTGAAGATGGACGCGTTCGGCTGTACCAGCCGCGGTCAGGCCCACCGTGCCGGGCTGTGGGTGATAAAGACCGAACTGCTGGAAACGCAGACGGTGGACTTCACGCTCGGGTCACAGGGGCTGCGTCACACACCCGGTGACATTATTGAAATCTGTGATAACGACTATGCCGGGACCATGACCGGCGGACGTATCCTGTCCATTGATGCTGCCACCCGCACCCTGACGCTGGACCGTGAGGTTACCCTGCCGGAGACAGGTACATCGGCGGTGAACCTGATTAACGGCAGCGGTAAGCCGGTGAGTGTGGACATCACCGCACACCCCGCGCCGGACCGGATACAGGTCAGTACCCTGCCTGATGGTGTGGAGACATACGGGGTGTGGGGACTCTCCCTGCCGTCACTGCGCCGTCGCCTGTTCCGCTGTGTCTCCGTCCGGGAAAACACGGACGGCACCTTTGCCATCACGGCGGTGCAGCACGTACCGGAAAAAGAAGCCATCGTGGATAACGGTGCCCGCTTTGAGCCGCAGTCAGGCTCCCTGAACAGCGTCATCCCACCGGCAGTGCAGCACCTGACGGTGGAGGTGAGCGCAGCTGACGGCCAGTATCTGGCACAGGCGAAATGGGACACGCCGCGGGTGGTGAAGGGGGTGCGCTTCAGTCTGCGACTGACCAGCGGAAGCGGAGAAGACAGCCGTCTGGTGACCACCGCTATCACTGCGGATACAGAGCATCGTTTCAGTGGTCTGCCGCTCGGGGAATACACCCTGACAGTCAGGGCAATTAACAGTTATGGCCAGCAGGGCGAACCGGCCACCACCACCTTCCGGATTAACGCGCCAGCAAAACCCGCCACCATTGAACTGACGCCGGGGTATTTTCAGATAACAGCGGTACCGGTGCTGGCGGTGTATGACCCGACGGTACAGTTTGAATTCTGGTTCTCAGAAAAACGCATCACGAACACGGCACAGGTGGAAAAATCTGCCCGTTATCTGGGGACTGGCAGTCAGTGGACTGTCTCCGGCCCGCACATTAAGCCCGGGAAGGATTTCTGGTTTTATGTACGCAGCGTTAACCTGGTGGGGAAATCTGCTTTTGTTGAAGCCAGTGGACGGGCCAGCAATGATGCAGAAGGGTATCTGGGGCTGTTTCGGGAAAAAATAGGAAAACTGCATCTGGCTCAGGGGCTGTGGGAGCTGATAGACAACAGCCAGCTTGCGGATGAGATGGCGGAGATGAAGACCACCATCACCGAAACCCGCAATGAAATCACACAGACGGTCAGTAAAACGCTGGAGGACCAGAGCGCCACCATACAGCAGATACAGCGCGTGCAGAAGGACACAAATGATGACCTTGCTGCACTTTACATGCTGAAGGTACAGAAAACAAAAAATGGCATACCCTATGTTGCCGGTATTGGAGCGGGGATTGAGGATACTGATGGCCAGCCCCTGAGCAACATACTGCTGCTGGCTGACCGTATTGCGATGATTAACCCGGAGGACGGCAACACCACGCCGTTATTTGTGGCGCAGGGGAATCAGTTGTTCATGAACGATGTGTTCCTGAAGCGGCTGTTTGCGGTGAGTATCACCTCGTCCGGCAATCCCCCGACGTTTTCCCTGACGCCGGAGGGCAGGCTGACCGCAAGAAATGCTGATATCAGCGGTAACGTGAATGCGAATTCCGGGACGCTCAACAACGTCACGATTAACGAGAACTGTCGGGTTCTGGGAAAACTGTCCGCGAACCAGATTGAAGGCGATCTCGTTAAAACAGTGGGCAAAGCTTTCCCCCGGGATTCCCGTGCACCGGAGCGGTGGCCATCAGGGACCATTACCGTCAGGGTTTATGACGATCAGCCGTTTGACCGGCAGATTGTTATTCCGGCAGTGGCATTCAGTGGCGCTAAGCATAAGAGAGAGCATACTGATATTTACTCCTCATGCCGTCTGATAGTGCGGAAAAACGGTGCTGAAATTTATAACCGTACCGCGCTGGATAATACGCTGATTTACAGTGGCGTTATTGATATGCCTGCCGGTCACGGTCACATGACGCTGGAGTTTTCGGTATCAGCATGGCTGATGAATAACTGGTATCCCACAGCAAGTATCAGCGATTTGCTGGTTGTGGTGATGAAGAAAGCCACCGCAGGCATCAGTATCAGCTGAATTTTATAACCCATATACGGGCGCCAGAAATGGCGCCTTTTTTATTGCAGAAAAGCGAGAGGTAATTATGCGTAAAGTTTGTGCAGCCATTTTGTCCGCAGCCATCTGTCTGTCCGTATCCGGTGCGCCTGCATGGGCGTCTGAACATCAGTCCACACTGAGCGCGGGGTATCTTCATGCCCGTACGAACGCTCCCGGCAGCGATAATCTGAACGGGATTAACGTGAAATACCGTTATGAGTTTACGGACGCGCTGGGGCTGATTACGTCCTTCAGTTATGCCAATGCTGAAGATGAGAAAAAAACGCACTACAGCGATACCCGCTGGCATGAAGATTCCGTTCGTAACCGCTGGTTCAGCGTAATGGCGGGGCCGTCTGTACGCGTGAATGAATGGTTCAGCGCGTATGCGATGGCGGGTGTGGCTTACAGCCGTGTGTCGACTTTCTCCGGGGATTATCTCCGCGTAACTGACAACAAGGGGAAAACGCACGACGTGCTGACCGGAAGTGATGACGGTCGCCACAGCAACACGTCTCTGGCGTGGGGGGCTGGCGTGCAGTTTAACCCGACCGAATCCGTGGCCATTGATATTGCTTATGAAGGCTCCGGCAGTGGCGACTGGCGCACTGACGGTTTCATCGTGGGTGTCGGTTATAAGTTCTGATTAGCCAGGCAACTCAGTGTTATGACAGCCCGCCGGTTCAGGCGGGCTTTTTTGTGGGGTGAATATGGCAGTAAAGATTTCAGGTGTACTGAAAGACGGTGTAGGTAAACCGGTACAGAACTGCACAATCCAGCTGAAAGCAAAACGTAACAGCACCACGGTGGTGGTGAACACGCTGGCATCTGAAAATCTGGATGAAGCAGGGCGTTACAGCATGGACGTTGAGTACGGTCAGTACAGCGTTATTCTGTTGGTGGAAGGCTTCCCGCCATCGCATGCCGGGACCATCACCGTGTATGAAGACTCACAACCGGGTACGCTGAATGATTTTCTCGGTGCCATGACGGAGGATGATGCCCGTCCGGAGGCACTGCGACGTTTTGAACTGATGGTGGAAGAGGTGGCGCGTAACGCGTCCGTGGTGGCACAGAACACGGCAGCCGCGAAGAAGTCAGCCAGTGATGCCAGCACATCAGCCCGTGAGGCGGCAACCCATGCGACTGATGCTGCAGGCTCAGCACGCGCAGCCAGCACGTCAGCCGGACAGGCCGCGTCGTCGGCTCAGTCAGCGACTTCCAGCGCAGGAACGGCATCAACAAAGGCCACTGAAGCATCAAAAAGTGCTGCCGCTGCAGAGTCCTCAAAAAGCGCGGCGGCCACCAGTGCCGGTGCGGCGAAAACGTCAGAAACGAATGCGGCAGCGTCACAACAATCAGCAGCCACTTCTGCATCCACCGCGACCACGAAAGCGTCAGAAGCAGCCACTTCAGCACGGGATGCGGCGGCCTCAAAAGAGGCAGCGAAGACATCCGAAACGAACGCGAAAGCCTCGGAAACCAGCGCAGAATCCTCAAAAACGGCAGCGGCATCGTCCGCCAGTTCGGCGGCGTCATCGGCATCATCGGCGTCTGCTTCAAAAGATGAGGCGACCAGACAGGCGTCAGCAGCGAAGGGCAGCGCCACGACGGCATCCACGAAGGCGACAGAGGCAGTTGGCAGTGCGACGGCAGCAGCTCAGAGCAAAAGTACGGCGGAATCTGCAGCAACGCGCGCTGAGACAGCGGCAAAACGGGCAGAGGATATTGCATCCGCCGTGGCGCTTGAGGATGCGAGCACGACGAAAAAGGGGATAGTACAGCTCAGCAGTGCGACCAACAGCACATCTGAAACGCTTGCCGCGACACCGAAGGCAGTTAAAGCAGCGAATGATAATGCGAATGGTCGGGTACCTTCTGACCGTAAGGTGAATGGTAAGGCGCTTTCGGCGGATATAACACTGACGCCGAAAGATATTGGTACGCTTAACTCAACAACAATGTCATTCAGCGGTGGTGCTGGTTGGTTCAAATTAGCAACGGTAACCATGCCACAGGCGAGTTCTGTTGTTTCAATTACGTTGATTGGTGGCGCTGGATTTAACGTGGGGGCACCTCAACAGGCAGGTATATCTGAACTTGTTTTGCGTGCAGGTAATGGTAATCCGAAGGGGATTACTGGTGCTTTATGGCAGCGCACATCGACAGGGTTTACAAATTTTGCCTGGGTCAATACATCCGGCGATACATATGATATTTACGTTGAGATTGGCAATTATGCGACGAGTGTAAATATCCATTGGGATTGTACTACAAATGCGTCAGTTTCTATTTATACCTCGCCAACATATTCAGCGAGTAAGCCTTCCAGCGTTACCGATGGTGTTGTTTATACGATGTATAGCTCA